ATCTTATGTGCGTGAGTCTTACCACTATTTTTGATTTTACGAACTGACTTTTCTGCATCCTCTACGGTTGCAAACTTTAGTCCTTTGATTGTTCCTTTTGGATTTTCGTCTGTGTATAAGTCGGAATGACTTGACGAATTTCGGTGTTGTCCTTTTTTTCTTGGAACCCTTGGAGCCTCAGTAAACTTCTTCACTCCTCTCATATCACCATCAGGTGATGTAGAATCTTTATCTGTAGTTTTCTGTGGTAATAACTTTTTACCTTGTTTTTGTATTCTGAATTTAAGTGCAGGTCTTCCATTGATAAGTAAGTCACCTTTATCATTATAATCTATTGACTTTACTTTTACGCGTTTGTTTTTGAACCTACCCATTAAGATAGTATCGCCTACCTCTACATCTAAATCTATTCCTTCAAGAAGTGGTTTTACGAGCCATTCTGTAAGTGTCTTACTCATGGTCTCTTACCACTTACGACATGACCAATAACGAGCCTTATGTCTTGGGCCTGGATTATCACAATTATGTCTTGCTCTGAATGACTTACGAGCCTGTGGATTAGATTTTCTAATCTTCATTGTTCCACCCTTAGCTTTTCCACCTTGACCGAAGTTGACTTTAACTACATTTCCTTTTGGATTTTTAACATATACTTTGAACTTCTTTGCATCACCTTGCATAATTTTACCAAGTTTTACTTTTCTACCTTGATATTCTGCTTCGTTTAAATCATTAACAAATTCAAAGGTATATCCATATGGTTTACCTTCTGATTCATAATAGATGTTTGTTGTAGTTAATTCACCATTTGATTCTGATTCATAAAATATATCCATAACTATCCTTTTCTCCAACCACCACCAGCGGCTTTATATTGTTTTGCTGCCCAACCATTTGCATATGCACTTGGATATACATCAAACTTTTTCTTAGCTTGTGCCTTATAGTAAGCCCACTTACTTGGGTTTGTTGGAACATTCTTCTCAACAAACAAGTTTAATTTATCCTCTGCAATGACTTCTTGGACTGCCTGTTTAACGAATTTACTTAACTTCATTATAGTCTCCTTTTGGTCTTTACCTTTTTTAAACCTATGTTCTCCATCAGGATTGTTCTGTGGAACATTCCCAACATTTCTTAAATAATTTGGTGGATTCAACATCTCACTTTTATTTCGTCCTGCACAATGTGCTTTCTGACTGAATCCTTTTGGATTGTTACAATCAATACTTTTTTTGTACTTCTGACTCCACTTCTCGTTTATCTCGTACATTATGAACCTTTACCAGTTCCACTTTTTCTACCTTTAGTATGTGTGGAAACATTGATTGGTTTCTTACCTTGTGAACCTGCACCTTTTTTTCCTCTACCACCTCTACCTGCTTTGTTTTGTGCTGCTCTCTTTCTACGAGTCGCACTTTCCTTTTCTTTCTTACTCATAGATGCAGCCTTACTTGCAGGAACACATTTTGCATATCCTCTTTTCTCACCACTTGTTCCACAAGGTGGATGTTTACCACCAACCTTTTTACCAATGTTTACCCATTTCTTTTTAAACCAATTTTTTAAATCTTCGTTAACTGGATTACCACATTCAATACAGAGATTACCTTTGATGGTTTCAATTACTTGTTGTGTTCGTTCATTGACTTTATTCTCAATATACATATCTTTAACATCTTTCCAATTAATATCTGTCATTGCATGTTCTGGTTTATATACACCTTTCTTTGGTCTGAAGTCTCTCATATGTGGAACAACATCAATACCTTTCTCACCTACAAAATTAGCGTGAAAACGATTGTATCCGTTTTTCTTTGATTTTGTAATCACTACAAAACCATCACCTCTTGTTACTAAGTTATCTAATTTTTTAGAAATTTTCTTATCCATTCTACCACTTTTTACTTTAGATAGTAATTGTTTTAAACTTTTCATTGAAAAAACTCCTTATTAATCTCAATATAATTCATCCACTCTTCTGGTAACTCATCTTCATCATAAATAGCTTCTACAGGACACTCAGGTTCACATGCACCACAATCAATACATTCATCTGGGTCAATGTATAATTGTAATCCATCTACTGATTCCATACCCTCTACCTCTGCACCTGCACCTGTTTTCTCTATTGGCCCATGAATACAATCCACAGGACAAACTGATACACATGCCGTATCACAAGTACTTACACAAGGTTCTGCTATTACAAATGCCATAATTTATTAACTTAATAGTTTAACTACCGTACCACCACCTGTCACAACTTTCTTTAATGCCACATTGTAAACTTGACCTGTTACTAATCCTGCAGTTAAATCACCACCATCAACCGCAGTTAATGTGTATGAAGTTCCTGCTTCAATTAAAAATGCAGAATTAAGATTAGAACCTGTTGGTTCGTATGTTGTTGATGCTGGTACTTCAATTGTTCTTTTAAAAGAATTTGAAGTATCTACTGATTTGGTTCTACTTACGAAAGAACCTTGAACTGGTGTTGCCATTTTTTATCTCCTATACTGATAATGCTCGTTTAAACCACCCAAACAAAAATCTTTCTTGTTCAGGTTTCTTGTTCACTAAATCATAATAATGTTTTAATCTATAACAACGAACTCTTTCTAATGATGGTTTGTATGTTTCAAGTGCACCTTTTGTACCTGGCCCGAATCCACCATCTATTGCCAAGTCTGCACCTTTTGCATTACATGCTCGTTGTAAAA